CAAGCCGCTGCTTGGAAGCTGGTAATGGATAGAATCCTGCCGGTAGCCGCATTTGAAAAGGATATTGTCCAAAATTCAGGCAAATCTGCCATTCAGATCAACATCACAGGGGTAGGCGGCGCAGAAATAACCCCCTCTACCAATGTGATTGACGGGGACTCAGGTGAAGTACTTCAAGATTGAAGAATTTGACTGCCAAGAAACCGGCAACAACGAAATGAAACCCCCGTTTCTTGAAATGCTCGATGAATTACGGGATAGATGCGGCTTTCCCTTTACGATTACCTCTGGCTACCGCGATCCTAAACACTCAATAGAAGCCAAAAAAGAAAAGCCCGGTACTCATACTCAAGGTATTGCTGCGGATATTTACACTGTTTCTGGCTCTGAACGCCATATTATCCTTGAAAATGCCTTTGACATGGGTTTTGGTGGCGTTGGGATAGCTAAAACCTTCATTCATGTTGATAGCAGGGACACAACCCCTGTGGTCTGGACGTACTCATGACCCCTGAACAGCTAAATGCATGGCGAATAGTCCCAAGATTGCTAATGTTTGCAATGATTGCCATGACTTACCGTACTGTAGAGTGGTTTATGGGCTTACCTGACCCCAATCCTGAGCAAGCTGCACTAGTTTCAGTCATGACTGGGGCCTTAACTGGTGCGTTCGGTCTATTTTTGGGCAAAAAAGAATAATGGAACAGCTTGTTTTAGATGCCTGCTGTGGTGGCAAGATGATGTGGTTCGACAAGGACGATGATCGGGCTGTGTTTGCTGATTGCCGAAACGAAGTAATGGATGTAAGCCATTGCACAAGCAATCCCGGCAAAAAGGAAGTTTTGCCGGATGTGTTGCATGACTTTCGTGACATGGATTTTCCTGATGAGTCATTTCATCATGTGGTATTTGACCCGCCCCATGTCAGGGGAATATCAATGAAATCCGTGACAGGCTTTTCGTATGGTTCATTGGACAAGAATTGTTGGCAAGATGATTTAAAAAGGGGTTTTGCTGAATGTTTCAGAGTTTTAAAGCCTAATGGCACGTTGATATTTAAATGGAATGAAGTTGATATTCCATTAAAGGACATATTGGCTTTGACCCCTGAAAAACCGCTATATGGGCATCGTAGCGGCAAAAAGGCAAACACCCATTGGGTGTGTTTTATTAAGCATGGCTGACCTAAACGTAAGTCTTTTGTCATGGCAGCAGGGTGTCTTTGCCGATCCTACTCGTTTTAAGGTTGTTGCCGCAGGTAGGCGTACCGGAAAATCCCGATTAGCCGCATGGTTGTTGATTATTAACGGTCTTCAAGCCGATAGGGGCCATGTATTCTATGTAGCGCCGACTCAGGGACAGGCCCGTGACATTATGTGGCAGACTCTGATGGAACTGGGCCATCCTGTCATTGCTGGCTCGCATATTAATAATCTTCAAATCAAGCTGATTAATGGCGCAACGATTAGCCTAAAAGGTGCTGACAGACCCGAAACTATGCGTGGTGTGTCCTTAAAGTATCTCGTCATGGACGAATACGCAGATATGAAACCCGACGTCTGGGAGCAAATCCTCAGACCTGCCTTGGCCGATCAAAAGGGTGAGGCGCTGTTTATTGGTACGCCGATGGGCAGAAACCACTTTTACGAACTGTACAAGTATGCTGAGTTAGGTGATGACGAAACCTATAAGGCTTGGCACTTTACGAGTTACGACAACTCCATGCTTGATCCGGGCGAAATTGACATTGCTAAAAAATCCATGTCTAGTTACGCCTTTAGGCAAGAGTTTATGGCTTCATTTGAAGCTAGAGGCTCTGAAATGTTTAAAGAAGACTGGGTTAGGTTCGGGGAAAGCCCAGAAGAGGGCGATTATTATATTGCTGTTGACTTGGCTGGCTTTGAAGACGTCAACAAAAAACGGACTAAAAATACAAAGCTAGACGATACTGCGATTGCCGTTGCAAAGGTAAATGAAAATGGCTGGTTTGTGGAAAACATTATTTCTGGTCGCTGGAGCCTTGATGAGACAGCTACAAAGATTTTTCAAGCCGTCCGTGATTATCGACCCCTTAGTGTCGGAATTGAAAAAGGAATTGCAAAGCAGGCAGTAATGTCGCCATTAACAGATTTGATGAAGCGGTATGGTACGTTTTTTAGAGTTGAAGAATTAACGCATGGGAACAAGAAAAAAACAGATAGGGTAATGTGGGCCTTGCAGGGTCGGTTTGAAAACGACTACATCACCCTAAACAAAGGGGAATGGAATGTTAAGTTCCTTGATCAACTGTTTCAGTTTCCAGATGCTTTGACGCATGATGACCTAATTGATGCACTGGCGTACATAGATCAACTGGCTGAGGTGGTCTATGACTATGAATTTGAAATCGAAGACCACGAAATCTTAGACGTGGTAGCGGGATACTAAAATGGCAGATGACTATAGCCCAGACCCCTTGATGGCCGAGCAGTCTATTGAAGATTGGGTAATGACCAAGTGCGAAAACTGGCGCGATTATTTTGAGTCAAACTATGAAGATAGCTTTGAGGAGTATTACAGGCTTTGGCGCGGACAGTGGGATCCAGCGGACTCTCAAAGAGCATCAGAGCGGTCTAGGATTATTGCTCCGGCCCTTCAGCAAGCAGTTGAGTCTAACGTAGCTGAATTAGAAGAAGCCACTTTTGGTCGTGGCAAGTGGTTTGATATAGCGGACGATGTAGCAGATCCGCAAAAACAAGACGCTTTAGTGCTGCGAAAAAAGCTGGCTGAAGACTTTGAAGCCACCAAGGTTCGTAAAGCAGTAGCGGAATGCTTAATTAACTCAGCCGTATTCGGCACAGGCATTGGCGAGGTGGTCATTGAAGAAATTAAAGAAATGGCTCCAGCAACTGAGCCGATCATGGGTGGTGACCTTCAGGCTGTTGGTGTCAATATTACTGACCGTGTAGTTGTAAAGCTCAAGCCTGTGCTACCTCAAAACTTTTTAATAGACCCAGTGGCTACCTCAGTTGAGGATGCTTATGGTGTGGCAGTCGATGAGTTTGTTAGCAAGCACAGTATTGAAATGCTGCAAGAGCAAGGCGTATACCGTGACGCTACGATTGAATCTGCCTCGCCAGATACCAACTTAGAACCCGATCAAGACCTGACTACCTACAATGATGACAAGGTTCGTTTAACCAAATACTACGGCCTTGTTCCAAGAGAGCTTCTTGAGAAAGAAGACGTAGAGGTAGAAGAAGACTCAATGTATGTTGAGGCAATCGTGGTGATTGCTAACGAAGGCACTCTGCTTAAAGCGGAAGCAAACCCTTATATGATGAACGACCGGCCTGTTGTTGCATTTCCTTGGGATGTGGTGCCCGGAAGATTCTGGGGTCGAGGTGTTTGTGAAAAAGGCTATAACAGCCAAAAAGCACTTGATACTGAGCTACGCGCTCGCATTGACGCCCTTAGCTTAACGATTCACCCAATGCTTGCGGTAGATGCCACTCGGTTGCCTAGAGGGGCTAAGCCAGAAGTTCGCCCCGGCAAGATGATCTTAACTAACGGAGATCCTCGTGAAGTACTACAGCCGTTCAACTTCGGGCAAGTCAACCAAATTACATTTGGTCAAGCCGCCGCCTTACAGCAAATGGTTCAACAGGCTACAGGGGCGGTTGATTCTGCTGGAATTGCAGGTCAGGTTAATGGTGAAGCGACAGCCGCTGGTATCAGTATGTCTCTCGGCGCTATTATCAAGCGCCATAAGCGTACTCTTATTAACTTCCAGCAGTCTTTCCTCCTGCCTTTTGTAACTAAGGCCGCGCACCGATACATGCAGTTTGACCCCGAAAGCTATCCGGTTTCGGACTATAAGTTTGTTGCAACCAGCACGCTAGGCATTATTGCTAGGGAATATGAGGTTAGCCAGCTTGTCCAGTTGTTACAGACAATGAAGCAGGATAGTCCGATTTACCCTGTATTAATGCAAAGCATTATTGAAAACATGAATCTCAGCAACCGCGAAGAACTGATAGCGGCCATGCAACAAGCTAGCCAGCCTAATCCTCAAGCTCAGCAAATGGCTATGATGGCGCAACAAGTCCAAGTAGCTCTGCAGCAAAGTCAGACTGCGGCATTGAATGGTCAAGCAGCCGAATCGCAAGCTAGAGCGCAAAAACTGGCAGTTGAGTCCCAGTTGGCACCGCAAGAGCTTCAAATAGATGTCGTCAATGCTGTAACTAGAAACTTAAGAGAAGGCAGTGAAGATGACAAAGAGTTTGAGCGCAGGCTCAAAGTAGCGGATAGACTTCTCAAGGAAAGTGAAATAAAGGGCAAACAAGCAAATGTTAATGACGCAAACGGAAATCAACAACCTGTTCGGCCAAGTCAACAGCGCCTTCAAGGAGCAGGGGGAGCAGTTGAAAGACTTGAAGCAGCAATTAGACCAGCTCAAGGAGAGGGTTAATGCCCAAGAGCAAGGATCCAAAGCTGGCCCGGGCAGGCGTAAGCGCGTACAACAAGCCGAAAAGGACTCCGAGCCACGCAACGAAGAAGTTTGTAGTGGTAGCGAAGCAGGGGGACAAGACCAAAACGATTAGGTTTGGTGACGCCAAGATGAAGATCAAAAAAGATCAACCCGCCCGAAAGAAATCTTTTCGTGCTAGGCACAAATGTGATACTAATCCACCAAGCAAACTAACAGCACGATATTGGTCTTGCAGGAATTGGTAATATGGCCGCAGGAATGAAACATTACAAGCGTGACGGAACCCTTCATTCGGGGGGAACTCACAAAATGCCAGATGGCGCGCTGCACTCTGGTAAGACTCACGGTAAAACTTCCGTAAAGTTATTTCATTACAAAGATTTATCAAAAAAAGCTAAGGAGAAAGCTGATGCCGGGAAAAAAAAGAAAAGTAAAAAAGCCTAAGCCTTATTAAAATAAGTCATGCGTTTAACGCGCTTTGAATGGCTAACTCTATTTATTTTTATTTTTGCATTTGCGCTGAACATAGTGTTACTGAATGACAAAGTAGAGCAAAAACTAGGTCTTTGCGGAGATGGGGCGGGGTTTAGTGGAAATCTACAGACCCCTTGCGAAAAGGAAGGGCCAGAGCAAGACCCAAAGTAGTAGCTACCATCTTCAAAGTAGTAGCTACCAAGACAGGAGATTATGGTGGGTGTTGGATTAAATGCGTACAAATCTAAGCCAGTTAAAAAAAAGAAAAAGAAAAAAGCCAAAAGAAAGGCGAAAAAGTAATGGCTAAGACTAAGGCTAAGGCCAAAAAGAAAGGCGCTATACCCGACAATGTAAAGAACAAGGCTCTTTACTCTAGGGTTAAGGCGGCAGCTAAACGCAAATTTGACGTATATCCTAGTGCTTACGCCAATGCGTGGCTGGTGCGGGAATACAAAAAACGCGGTGGCACCTATGGCTAAAACCAAAAGCGGCTTAACTAAATGGTTTAACGAAGAGTGGGTTGATATTAAGACGGGCAAGCCCTGCGGTCGCAAGAAGGCCAAAGGTTCTAAGCGCCCATATCCTGCTTGTAGGCCCAAAAAAGTAGCCGCAAAGATGACAAAGGCAGAAAAAGATGCAGCCAAGTCTAAGAAGACAGGGCCAAAAAAAGTAAAATACGCCGTTACAGCATCTGGCAAAAGAAGGAAAAAGAAAGCGTGACCAAGGAAGACGAAGAATATTACAGAATGTTTTTTGATATGTTTAGATCTGATTCTTGGAAACAGTTAATTTTGGATCTTCAGGACAACGTTAGCTCAATAAATAACGTAGAGGCTCTTAAGGATGTTAATGACATGTATTATCGCAAGGGCCAGATAAATGTTCTTGCGTCTATAATCAACCTAGAGACGTCGACGAACGCTAGCTACGAAGAGTTGACAAGCTCTAATGATTAAGGTATTTGAATTCCGTTGCACGAACGGACATATTTTTGAAGATTTTGTAGATGGCACAACTACAACCAGTAGGTGCGGTTGTGGCGC